GAAATTTTTCTTTGGGGAGATTGTGATTCCGTTGATATTTGGTCGAAGTTGTTTATTCTCAGTAAGGCATTCACCAACTAAAGTATATGATAAGTTTTTCCAAGATTCTGACACATTCTTGTTGTTGACCTTGTATGAGAAACATCCTCCATTTCTGTTCTTAGGATCTTCCCAAATCGGCTGGATGCCCTCTCTCATAAGAAAGAGCATACAGTTCTTGATCATTTTATCTGGCAGTGTTTCACAGACAGCTACAGCCTGTTCGACGCTGTCGAATGTTAGGATTGGTTTGTAACTCTTAACAGTCCAGTCTGTGTCATGAGGTAGATGGGCCCATATAGTCCATTTATCATATAATTTGTGTACTTCGGTATCAGGTGTTAGTGAGGCTTCTTCCATGGATCGTGTGGAAATCTCCATTATATATTATGTTATCAATTTTTTTTATATTGTTTAAATTAATCATTACTAGAATCCTTATTGAATCTATTCAACATATTCCATCCAGAATTAGATTTTGAAGAATCTCCATAGTCTGTTATATTATCAGAGTCGGTAATTTTATAGTCATCTGTGTCGATAATTATACATTGGTCTGAAGTGATACGGTCACAATTCATTTTATGATTGATGAACCCGACTTCGTATGATTCATTATTCTTGAGGATATATTTTGTGCTTATAGTGCTTTTCTCTTCTAAAAACCATTTAATGAATGATCTATCAAATAGTATGTTGCCTTTAATATAAAAATTCTTTCTCCCAAAATCTAAGGATATTGGTTCATTGTCTTCTATTTTTAGTTGAATTGCTAAAAACTTCACGGAACTCGGCTCAAATTTTTCAGATATATCAGATACATCTTTGAATCGTAACATGTCATAATCGTATTTTTCATTACTTGGGGGTGTCTCATACTTGTAAATAATCATATCATGATCTAGTGTTTTTTTTTCATTTGGTATGTTCGCAAGCGTTGGATAAGACTCCACACATCCATCTTTGATTAAAAGTATGCATTGTGATTCAATACAGGAAGGTAAAAAAATCTTCAGTGGTGCTAATATTTTAATTATCGCACATTTTCTTAACTTTCTAGTCGCCATTTCAGTCACGGTGAAAGCTCTTAATGTTTGCCACTTAATATAATTATCAAATTCGACAGTATTCTTTGGATACGCATATTCGAAGTATTTATGTGTCGCGAATAGTGCAACGACGCCTGATGTAATTGTTGAGAAGGGGTTCATTGTATATAATAAATACTCATTTTTAAATTATTTATTATTTATAAGAAGTTTTCAACTTACATAAGGCGTCGTTGCCGTGAATCGGTAGGTGGATCTACAGGGCTCGGTGTGATTGGTGTTGGTTTAATCGGCACCGGAACAGCAGGAACTGGAATCGGTGCCGGAGTGGGTGTCGGGTCAACAGGGGTAGGAATAACAGGAGTAGGAATAACAGGAGTAGGAATAACAGGAGTAGGAATAACAGGAGTAGGAATAACAGGAGTAGGATCAACTGGGGTAGGTCCCACAGGAGTAGGATCAACTGGGGTAGGTCCCACAGGGGTAGGATCAACAGGGGTAGGTCCCACAGGAATTGGTTGTAGTGGTCCTGAACCACTCTTAGGGTAGTCTACCGAATAGTTGAGATTTCCTTCAGATGGTGACAAACCGAATACAAAGAGCAATAAAGTTGTAATCACAGTCATTAGAATAAATGGAATAAATACAATGAACCAAGAAATTACGCCTAAACCGCGTTGGCAAAGGATGTTAAGTCCTAATGTGAAAAGTATCATTACAATAAACTTGAAGAAGGCAGTATTATACATATTTTTAAATATGTCGATAATTATTTGTGTCAATGAGAATACAAGATAGAGCAGCGCCGGAGGGCATAGTTTCTTAATAAGCATATAGTATAGTTCAAGATTTTAACTTATCAATCGAAGACTTCTATTCCATCATTGAAGATGCCAACTCTTTGGCCGATTTCATCATCATCTTCAATAGTATAGATAATGCCATTCATTTCATCATCGGTATAAAAGGTTCCCTTATTATGTATTTCTATTATGTACACTTCTTCATTAATATTTTCTACAGAATCATCATCATCATTACTATTATCACATACATCGTCATTACTATTGTTATTTCCGACACTAGTTATTTCCACATCCGATATTGTGGACCTTTCATCTAGAGGTATATTATCATTAACATCATTAATAACATGGAAAATAATCTGTGAATTTACCGGTTCAATTGGATCATCATCTCCTGTGTTGATATCATCATCTCCTGCGCTACTATCATCATCTCCTGCGCTACTATCATCAGTATTATAGATATCAACGGTATTAGCTAATGTATCAACATTTTCTCCATATGGGGGTAAATCAACATCTAAATAGACTTGGTCTACTATTGTATTAGTGTCTTCATTTCCTCTTTCCTTTTCAGTAACTTTTAAAGTAACGCTTGGATATTCCACATAAGAACGTTTAAATTCTATTAATTCATTTTTAAGTTCCTCATTTTCAGAAACTAAATCCCGAAATTCTGGTATTTTTCTCAAGGTTTCCGATATAGCTCTGTGACTTCTATCGATCGAATTTACTCTATCGACGAAAGGTGTCAGTATTTTCTTTAAAGATATAGTGAAATTTTCATTTATTTCATTTATAATATCGTCCAAGTTGATAGCTTTGTCACTTTCGATGACAAAATTCATTATATTACGTTATAGAATTCGTTTAATACCATTTAAAAATAGTTTAAATGAAATATATATATGTCTGAAGATACTGAAACGCCAACGCCAACGCCAACACCAACACCAACATCCGCCGAATATAAGCGTACCGAAATGCTCCGAAACCTAGTAATGGGACAAACTGGTTATGACGCTGAAGAAGCAGTCAAAAAATTGAGGGAACATAACAATGATATTTTGAAAATTGTTCGAGAGTATATGGGTGTCCCTGTAGTGGTTGACGAACCGAAGTTTACAGTAAACCAGACTATATATAAGGAAATGAGAGGACTGATGGATAACGCAGCTACTACTCATAGACGGAAGAAGGAACTTGAGGAGCAAAAGCAACAATATATTGAGACGATGACTCGCCTGCGCGCTGCGGCAGTTCAGAATTTGAGAAAAAATATTGATATGAGTGGTAATAGCTCTACTGAGGAAAACATTCCCGCCAGTAATAATACAATTGGTGTAAGTGGGAATTAATCTTCTAGAGACATTTGTTAGATTATATATTTAATTAATAATTTATATAATCTTACTGGTTTACATTAAAATTTTTATTCATAATTTCCGTTTTACTCTGTTTAGTCCTGCGGCGCAACTTGTATTTGCTTGCGGACGGTATAGATTTATTGCTAAGTACAAAATCGTCATTATCTTCATGCAACTCAGGAAGGGTACGAGTCAACGGTTTATCCACAACTAAAAGAAGTCTCTCATTTTTGAGTAAGAGCCGATATTCTTGAATAGTCAAATTTCCATAATATTTGTTGAGAGTGTAATAGGGGTTAGGGGCAGGTTTTATGTTTTTCTCATAATCGTATATCTTGCAGTACAGGTGGTTGAGAAGATGATAGCGTTCGAACCTAGTGGAGGTATCGACTGGTTCTTTGAATAGATGTGCCACGGCACACTCCGGACTGCAAAAACACCCATAACAATGGTATGAATCGTTCAATTCGTATTTTGGAATATATATTGGAGGGTTATCGAATTCACACGTACACCAGAAACAGGCGGACCGCTTGTCAGATATATTATTGGTGTGTAGATTAATAGTCAATTCTTTGAGTTTTTTCCAAATATTTTTCATATTTTCAGGTTCAGCGAAATCTCCTGGTTGCGAATAGGTATCATCATCATCGTCGTTATTATTTTCATCTGTGGAAGCATTTTTAATTACATGATATGTAAGTTCAGACCCCTTTGCGTTATCGAATTGGAATGCTTCCATAGGGTTAGTATCATTATTGCTTGATAAAAAAGATTTGTTGAGATCCGCAATTCCACATTTTAGATGCAAAATAATATTTGGTTCAGGAACTATCACGTTCTCTGGTGGAATAGCATTTACAATTATTTTACCTCCTTTAGGTTTTCTACCTCGCTTCTTTGGTATCTTGGGTTCTATGGGTTGATCTGTAGATGTTTGGGCTTTTGACTTCCTTCCCCTCTTCTTTTTTGGTGGATCTTCTGTTGCGTTCATTCTACTGAAATAGTGCTCTACCAATTTAAATCGTTTTAATAAAACATTAAGCGCTTCTTAAAATTTAACACTCGTGTTTCTGGAGATTATAACAAAAACGACATAAGGGAATATAACTATCTGAGCCAATAAGCTTTTGTGTTGTTTCATCGCTTACTCTGTGACTGAAGATTGCCGGCTTTCTCTTACATAAGCTACAGAATGAGTGGAGTTTGGTGATTTTGTCACACATCGGTATAAGTTCCAACCAATTACCGAATCTATTTCGTTTGAAATCTCCATCCAGTCCACAAATATAAACAGTTTTCTTATGTTCTTCAACAGCGCATGTAACCCATGGAACTATATCTTTAAAGAACTGCCCTTCATTAATGAGGATTATACTCGAATCTGCAAATTCTTTCGTAGGAGGAGAATTAACAATATCCGAAATTTCTTTCAAAGAAGACCCCATTACGCACGGAATCATTATTTTCTCATGGGTAGAAAGCATATCCGGAGAGTATCTTGTATCTTCTGCGTAATTTATAACCAGCGTCTTCATTTCACAAAAGTTGTATTTCTTATAGATGTCAAGAAGTTTCGACGTTTTCCCTGAATACATCGGTCCTGCGATTAATTCTAAATAGCCGCAGTTTCCGACAGTATTTTCCATAGTTATAGATACTTCATCATTCATCGCTATTATACGGAATCAATTATATTCTAAAGTTAAAACTTAATAAAAGATTTTGAATAGTATAATCAATGAGCATATCTCAGAAATCAAAGCCGTGGGTTGAAAAATACAGACCTACTAAATTTGATGATATTGTTCTTGACCCTTTGAATAAAGTTATTATGGAAAACATCCTTAAAAAAAACTATTTTCCAAATTTACTTTTATATGGTCCTCCAGGAACAGGTAAAACTACAACGATTATGAACTTGGTAAATACATACCAAGAAAATAACGACCAGCGTAATAAAGGGCTGATGATCCATCTGAATGCATCTGATGAGAGAGGGATCGATATTATTCGGAACCAGATTAATCAGTTTATAAACTCGCATACACTTTTCAACACAGGTACGAAGTTTGTTATTCTTGATGAAGTAGATTATATGACAAAAAACGCTCAATATGCTCTTAAGTATTTGCTACAGGGATTCAATAGAAATGTTCGGTTCTGTCTTATATGTAACTATATAAGTCGCATTGATGAAACACTTCAAAACGAGTTTATGAGGATGCGTTTTAATCAATTACCGAAGAATGACATAATAAAATTTCTATCTGTGATTAGTGATAAAGAAAATTTATCATTTTCTGATGATACACTTGTATCTATACAGCGTCTTTACAAGTCCGATATACGTAGCATGATTAATTACATGCAATCGAATCAGAATATGATACATAACCAACGTGTTATTGACAGCGATGTGTGGGATGACCTCACATCTATTATTTGTGACGATAAGATATATATGCAGGCATGCGATCGTCTTGATATTATAAGTTACGAGTACAATATTGAAATTAAAAATATAATAAAAGATTACTTGAATTATATTATCCGTTATAAGGTAGAGAATATAAGCGCTGATTTTCTAAAATTTGCGGAATTTATTATGCATAACCATGACTCTAGTGGGGATTATGTAAAAGTTTATGCGGTAATTTCACTACATGATTTGTTATCGACATAATAAGTGATACGATTTTGTAATCGTGTATTCCAGCTGCCTGGAGGTGACTTATTTGGGTCAAAAAGATTTTGTTTTAAACTGTATTCGTCTGGGTTATGTTCGTTGGAGTTGGACGCAGGTATAGAAATTGGTTTAGATTGTTCGTAACCTGAATGGCGTGATATTTGTTTTACAGTATCCATATTTTAACTACATTAAGAAAATAATTGAAAGCGATTAACTTAAAGAGGCTTCTTTAAGTTAAATATAATGCATAAGATCGACGTTGATACTGCTTGGGATAATTTCTGTGAAGGCATAGATATAACGCCAGTACCTCCCATTCAAGATTCAAATGAAGACACCACAATTGCTCCTAAATGTACGGACATTTATATATCAACAAAGACCAAAATAGCGTATCTGAATACACCAATCAATTTGTCTGAAGTATTCTGGAAAATTCCAGTAATGCCTTATCATGCACAACATGAAGGTGTTGTTAAAAAACAAATGAAATTCAATTCCATGTGTCAGGAGGACCTTGATAAAATAACAGATAAGGTTACAAATTACGACTATGTTGATGAATTTGTAATTACACGCATTATCAACCCTGAAGGAAGAATTAAATTTAAAGATGTAAGAAAAGTAAGTATTGGATTGTGCAAGAAAGACATAACAAGTTACAGATGTAAGAAGAAGAGTGCATTCTATAATTGTTTCGTGGTCATTCTACGTCTTTTGAATAACAACGTATATAAGGAAATCCATGTGAAGGTATTC